GAAAATGATTTTATTAAGGAGATAAATCCATGGCTAAAAAATTTGACTTTCTTTCACCCGGAATTGAGATCCGCGAGATTGACCAAAGCTTCTTACCGCAAGAAGCCGAAGCAGAAGGCCCGATCATCATTGGTCGTACAAGAAAAGGCCCTGCTAACAAGCCTGTAAAAATTAGAAATTTAGACGATTATGTTTCAGTATTTGGATTACCAGTTGCTGGTGGTGCAGGTGTCCGCGGAGACATGTGGCGAGACGGAAACATGATTGGCCCAACTTATGCATCTTATGCAGCACAAGCATGGTTGGCATCGGAGAACTCTCCTGTAACTATGGTTAGATTGGTTGGTGAGCAAAGTGCAAATCCTTCAGTGTCTTCTGGTTTGGCAAAAGCTGGCTGGGACTTGAGCGGGTCTTTGTCTTCTACTGAGCAAGATAACTCAACAGCTTATGGATTGTTCTTGTGTGCTTCTGGTGCTACAGATTTTGGAACTGGCTCTTTGGCTGCGGTATTTTATGCGAACAAAGGCTACATCGGACTTAAAGGTACTGATCACGCAGGCAATGCAAATCAAAAAAAAGCTGGTACATTCATTAAGAGTGTTGGGACAAACTGTGAATTTAAACTTAAGATTTATGACGAAGATCAGAACGAAACAACTGCTGGCGATATCGTAATCAACTTCAATAGAAACGATGGAAAATACATCAGATCTGTTTTGAACACAAATCCTCAATTAGTAAACGAAGATACAGTAACTGAGAGTCAAAGAAAAACTTACTGGCTTGGTGAATCTTTCGTAAGAGAGATTGAAGACAGTGGCTTGCTAGCAAAGGGTGCTGGTGAAGTTTACGGTATTCTTCTTCCTCTTGACAATGGAACATTAAACTGGGGTGACCATAGAGAAGCTGCAGCAGAGTCAATGACTGGTTGGGTTATCTCTCAGAAAGAAACAGACCAAACAGACTTGTTTAGGCTTAAGTCTCTCCATACCGGCGAAGACATTCAAAAAGACTATATGATTGCAATTGAAAACATTACTCAACCTGCAAATCAAAACGTAAATCCATATGGAACTTTCACTGTTGCCATCAAAGACTTAGTGGGCAACACCGTTGAGAGATACACTGGATTGAACTTTAACCCTTCTTCCGAGAATTATATTGCAAGAAGAATCGGAGATCAATATCAATTATGGAGCGACGTTGACAGACGATATAGAACTTACGGAGAGTTCCAAAACCAATCAAACATTGTATATGTTGAAGTAAAACAATTCATCAAAGATGGTGGCGGCCAAGGATTCTTGCCTGCTGGTTTCAAAGGACCCGTTCGTCCGAAAGGATTTACTCTTGCTTATGGCTCTCAAGGGGCACAAACTCTTGGAGACTCAGAAAATAGTGGCACTGCTGCTGAGATGGTCTTGACATTTGGAAATGGATCTGACCTGACGGGACTTCCATCAAATGGTACTTTGGAAATAGACTTTGGACTTGAAGGAACATATACCATAACTTTCGATAATACCGCTGGGTCGACAGATGCAAGTGTCGGTTCAGATAAGGCTGTCACGATTGATCCTTCTGTAGAAACAGACTCTCCCGGTGTGGCACAAAGGGTTCTTTTGCTCCTTAGAGATGGGGTCACCGGTGATAAATTAAAGAATGCATACGACTTTGTTTATGATGACAGTGTCACTGGTGCGGAAACTGTAACTATTACTTCTAAGCTAAACGGACCAGCTCACAATATGTCGGCAACAGAGTCTCTAACGAACCTAAGCGCGTCAGACACAGACGGTACAGACTCGGACGATTTTGCCGGAGCATTTGTAAAAGGAAATGCATCGATGCCTCTTGCAGGTGGAGACGCAAACAATTTTGTTGATGGACCTGCAAACTTCACCGCATCATTCAACTTCCCTTCTCTTCCTTTGAGAACAAACGGAACAGAAGGTGGAGCACCAGATCCTTACAGAGCATACTGGGGTATTCGTCCAAAGCTTTCTTCTACAAGCACGGCTCACGATGCTGATTACATTGATTACTTGAGAAGATTACCAGCTGGTGTCGACTCTCACACTCCAGGAAACGATTATGAGCACTCATTCGTGTTCTCTCTTGACGACATTGTTATCGACACAAACTTGAATACAGTAACCTATACTGAAGATTCATATGATGATAGTACATCTTATTCAGCATTGAATAGCTTTGGCGACTTACTTGACAAAAACGTTAAACAATTCGTCATGCCTTTGCACGGTGGATTCGATGGACTAGATATCAAAGAGAAGGAGCCATTCAGAGATGGTTTGATGAGCGTTGGCACAGATGATTCAGAAAGTTATCTCAAGTACTCAATCAATAAAGCTATCGACTCTATAGCAGACTCAGAAGTTGTTCCAGCAAACCTTTTGTTGGCTCCTGGGTTCCGTAATACATCAGTTACAAACAAAATTATCCAAACTGCCGAGAGAAGAAAAGATGTTCTTGCAATCATTGATCTTCAAGACGACTATCTTCCACCAGCAGAAAGATTGAAAGGCAGAACAGATGAAGATGATCTTGGATCTGTTGCAGGTGCCATCTCTAGCTTGAAGAGAAGAAGCCTTGACTCTTCTTATGCTGCAACGTTTTTCCCTTGGGTTCAAGTTTCTGATAACCTTAACAACTCTCAGCTTTTATGGATTCCTCCTTCTGTAGCTGCTCTTGGAGCCTTTGGTCGCTCTCAAGCACAATCAGAGCTGTGGTTTGCCCCTGCTGGATTTAATCGCGGTGGATTGGGCGCTCTTGGTGGTGCTCGTGGACCTAAGGTATTGCAAGCAAGACAAAGACTTGATTCAAAAGAAAGAGATGCTTTGTACGAAGTAAACATTAACCCTATCGCAACATTCCCTGCTGAAGGTGTTGTTATATTTGGTCAAAAGACCTTACAAGCAAGAGAGTCTGCATTGAATAGAATCAATGTTCGTCGCCTCGTTCTTTACTTGAAGTCTGAAGTTTCAAAGATTTCTAGAAACTTGTTGTTCGATCAAAATGTTCAATCAACATGGAACCGATTCAAGGGTCAAGTTAACCCAGTAATGTCAAGTGTTGCCGCAAGGTTTGGTTTGACTGATTATCAAGTTGTTCTTGACGAAACTACCACAACGGCTGACTTAATCGATCGCAACGTTATGTATGCAAAGATTTACATCAAGCCTGCTCGTGCTATTGAATACATTGTCGTTGACTTTGTTATCACTAAGACCGGCGCGGATTTCGTTTAAGCCACTAATTATAATAAAATAGGAGACTAACATTATGGCATTTTGGGGAGAAGGATTAAACGCAAGTAGCAAAGATCCGAAAAGAAAGTTTAAGTTCAAAGTACAGATTGGTGACTTGGGACAAGGTATCGTGTGGTACGCAAAAAGTGTCACAAAACCAGAAATGACAATCGAAAACGGCACTGAACATAAATTCATGGGCCATACCTACAAGTTCCCAGGATCTGTTAAGTGGAACGAATGCGAGGTAATGCTTGTTGATCCAGTAGACGATAATGGTAAAGATGCTGCTACAAGATTGTTAGAGATCATTGAAAAATCAGGCTATGTTTTTCCAAATGAACTCTACAAAGACCCAAATCAACCAAGAGCTTTTGAAACAATTTCCAAAGGTAAGGCAACCGCTGCTTTGGTTGCTGTTGTGATTGAGCAAATTGATTCAGATGGAAACACAATTGAAAAGTGGACTCTTCACAATCCTTTCATTAACAAGGTTGGATTTGGAGACTTGTCATATGATTCAGAAGACTTATCAGAGATCAGTCTTGGGATCACTTATGATTGGGCAACATTTAACGACAATCAGACACCAACTATTTTCAATAGACCGTTACCATAAGAGGTTCTAGATGTCTTGGTGGAGTAACCCAAATACAGAACCAAAAAGAAAAAACAGATTTTACGTAAGTATAGGGACGGGGGGCACTTTGTACTCCGTCTCTTCTGTTACTAAGCCATCTGTGACTATTGAGTCAAAAGAATATAGAATGATTAATCATTTCTATAGATATCCGGGTATTCCAAAGTGGGAGCCAATAAGCATTAAATTTGTTGATCCTGGTTTTTGGGGAGACGCTACCGTAAGTATTGGGAACCAACCAGTGGAAGGAACTTCTGCAAACACAAGTAAGACTCTTTATGAAATGCTTTTGGCATCTGGATACGTGAACCCTAATCCCAACACGACAGCAGGCGTTACTGAGACAAGCCTTCCGACTACAGGACCTAATAAGCTTGCAAGAGTTGTATCTCCAGAAAAGGCCGCAATGATTGACCGATCTTTTGGCTCAACTCAGCAAAAGTCCGATGGTGCTCAGTTGCGAATCATACAACTAAACGCAGCAGGAGATCCTACAGAAACTTGGACGCTTTATAATCCTATGATAACAAAAATATCGTGGGGAGAACTGGACTACGGAGACGATGGTCTTGTTGAATATACGCTTGACGTAACTTACGATTGGGCAGAATTAACCGAATAACCTATGGAGGGTAAATGAGAAGAAATAATGAGGATCGCCTATTGGGCGGCCACAA